CTTTGCCCCAATCGGGTTCTGTATGGAGAATCTGCGACAAGTTAGGCATTTCGTCACGTTCAACCAGTTTTGAAATCATGGCATTGTTCACCCTGAAATACTCTTTTATCGCCTGATCGTTTTTCAGTTCATCGATTTTGTCGAGAAGTCCGAAAATGGCCACATCCCTTGTGGTCGGCTTTTCGTCGGCGTTTGCCGATAACTGGTTTTCTAGTTCTTCCTGTAATTTAGCCTTACTGAATTGTGCCATGTTCTACTCCTCCAATCCGAATTTCTGGAAGATGTTGCCCCATTTCTTCCAGAACGTCTTTCTTCTGCTTCCGTTCGTTTTCGTGTACTGTTCGTATTTTGCCAGAATGTCGGCTTTCTTTTTAGCCAAAGCGGTTTCTTCTTCCTGTGAGAGCGCTTCGCCCTTTGCTAGCTTGCCCGAGAACTGGTCAAGGGTCAATTTATCGGCGTCGATTGTCTTGGCGGTCTTTTCGCCTGACTTGTTCGCGATAACGCCCCTTACTGCGTCCCTGTTCTTTTCAGCCTGAGTCTTGAATTCGGGCATACTAAGCAACTGGTCTTTCTGTGTCTGAGAAAGTCTTTCGTCTTCCATTATCTGCTTGCGCTTGATTTCTATCTGTTTGTCGTTTGCCAAGAATCTTGCCTGGTTCTTGTAGCCAGAAATGACTTCTTCGGTCTCTTTCTGTTTTGCCTTGTCTGCCTTGTCCTTTTCAACCATCGTCTGAATGTCGGAATTGTCGCCAGTCATGCCGAGCTTCTTTCTCAATGCGTCACGAGAACTAATGGCCTGTTTGAGCGCATCCATCGCAATCTGCGTATTTAGTTCGCCCGAAGCGGAAGAAAGATTCTTCATGGCTTCGTTTACCTTGTTGTTCGCTTCGTTCATGAGCTCGATTCTCTGTAAATCGTTGTAGGATTCGGTTTCTTGGCCGTAATTGTCAGTTTGTCGTTTCCACTTCCAGAAATTGCCCTGGTCGCCACGTCTAGCCATGAGCGCAGCCATCTTGTTTTCCAGATTTTTCGTGGACTGGTCGAAGCGTTCTTTGCCAGTGACGAAATCGGATTCGACCCTTTTCTTTTCTTCGCTAATTTGCGCGAGACGGCCTTCAATCTGGTCGATTTGTGCCTGAATCTGTGAGATTTCCTGATGTTGATTCTGGGCAAACGTTGCCTGTTCCTGTGCCAATGCGTATGATTCGCCCGGGTTATTCCAATTATAAGCTCCCATCGTTTACCCCCTCGTTTGTGTAGTCCTGTGGCTGAACGCTGTTTACTGCCGGAGCCTGGAAAGTCTGGCTTTGAACCTGTTCCAGTCTCTGTCTTAGTCCCTGTAGTTGCTGCTTCAAGTTGTTTTCCTCGTTTGTCAAGGCAAGCAACTTTTGATTCTTTTCGTTCGTCATGGATTCAATCTGTTTAGGCGCATTTGCCTGCTGTTCCATGAGCTGGGCCATTTCTTCGTCGATTGCCTTCAAGCGTTCTTCTTCTGCAATTTGTCTTTGCCTGTCTTCTTCGGCGATTCTTCTTTGGTCCCTAGCAATGAAAGCGTTTGCTGCCGTCTGCAAGCCTTGTCCGAGACCTGCGAGACCTTGCCCTAAGTTATTCTCTTTTACACGTATTTCTGGAATAGAAAATCTCCAGTTTATATTACTCAATCCCATTTCACCCCCTTATACAAGTGCAGCAACGGCTGCTATGCCACCGAGAAGCCCGCCAATGCCTCCCAAATTATCCATGAAACCCTTTTCTTGTGCCTTGACGTTTGCCGCAGCCGTGTTCAAATCGATTAGTCCCTGCGTGTATGCGTTGCTAGAGTCAATCAAATTCGAGTAGTAGTCAGAAAGACCGTTGCTGTAGTTTGTCAAGTCATTTCCGTATGAATTAGCCAGATTCTTGTATAAATCGGCCTTCGTGTCATAGGCTTTCTGTTTTTCTTCCTGGTTGGCCTTCCATTCGTTCAAGGATTTATCCCTGTCGTTCATATACCTATCGAAAGCCTTGTCGTATTCTTCGCTAGCAATCGCCTGAGATTTGGCATTCAGTGCATCCAAATAGTCGGAGCTGAACATATTGCCGGCGTTTGCCTGAGATTTGGTTATGGCGTTATTGGCTTCTTTTATGCGCATTTCTTTTGCCGGGCTCATGTAGTCTTCTACTTTGCCCTTGAACGAATAGGACTCAGGATTATATGCGCCAACATCCTTGTATTCTGCAAGAGCGCTGTCCCTGTTCGCCTTGGAATCTCCATACAAATCATTTACTGAATTCAGGTATCTTTGCAACATACCCTGAGTTGTCACATAGTTTGCCCCGATTGCTTCGCCTGCATTGTCTATGGAACCAAGCGCTTCGTTTATATTGTCCTCGTTTGAAAACGGATCGCCGAAATTCTGGAAACCACCGAACTGACCCTTTGAAAAATCAAGGCCTTTCGATGTGCCAAAGCCATTTGTAATTGACGGAATTTCGCTGAAAATATCGTCATCATCCTGTAAAGTAGCCGTGTTGTAAAAGTCTTCCACACCGTTGACGATTGGATTGTCAAGAATCCCGTTCCAGTGAGAAGGCTTGAAAGTGTTTGTTATGGGATTGTCGCCCCATCCTTTCCATTTACTCGGTCTAAAAATGTCTAACATAAAACCCCCTAATTATTTATTCTCCGACAAGTTCACAATCTCCACATAGCAGGGCTTATTCACCCAAATTGCAGCCTGTCCAATCCTTACTACGGAACAAGAGACTGTCCCGTCATTGTTGAAAATCTTCGCCATCAATGTCTTGTCCGCAGTTCTCGGCAAGAGATACGAGCCCGAAGCGTCGCACCACCTATTCCATATTTCGAAACGGCTTGAAATATGAATGTCATTCCATCCGTTCACGGTGCTAGAGGACCAAATACCGTCAAGAGCTCCCAATATGTCGTTCATGGGGCTTGTCCCGTTTATCTGCACGTTTCGTTGTAGTTTTTCGTTCATCATAGCTTGCCTACATCGGATAAGTGAGCGGCGTGGTCCTTACGCTCGCATTTGTGAAAGTCAAGTCCATAGGTTCGCTGAAAGTCAAACGAACTACACAAAGGCGCTGTTCGCCCAACCCGAGAAACTTCACCCTGTAGAAATACTGGCCGACCTTTCCGCATTCTTCCAGAATTGTATTGGTGAATGAATAGCCGCCATCTTCCGAGATTTCGAGCTGGATTTTCGGATTTATCGAATAGTCGGTAATCGTGCCCGTATTCATCTCCACGCCTAGTTCGTCAAAGATGAATGGCTGGTAATTGTTCATTATGACCGGTGTCTGTCTCTTTCGAATCAGCGCTACCTTGCTTGCGGAATTGATTTCTTCCTCATGGAAATCGTCATCGAGATAGACAATAGAACCATCCTTGATATGTCCGAAAACGGTTAGGTTGTCGAACCATACCGGGTAAACTAGGTTCCATGCCATATCCTTGCCAGTCTTCGGATTTCTGGAACTTCTTTCCGACCACTCTTTTGTCGAAAGGTCATAGCAGAAAGTTCTGGAAATACTAGGGATATAGATGCAATAGAAAGCGTGATTAGACCTTGAATAGGAAAAGCCCACTATATTGTCCGTAGCGGACTTGTCAAGGATTTCGTCAAGCCATGTTTCCGAAATCTTGGTGAATTCCGTTCCAGTAATGGCGAAAACAGCCCTTCCGGCGTTCATTCCATTGGAAACGAAAAGAACTGCGTTATTGACCGAAGAAACGCTTGTCGGAGCGTCGAGACCTATTTCACGGTTGAACGTGTAGCTTGTTCGCGTCCATGTTTCGTATTCATTCGAACCACGTTGCCAGAATTCAATGGATTTAGGGCCGAAAACAACCAAATCAGAACCGATCGCGTATAAAGCAGAAATGGAGTCGGAATTAGATTCGCCGTTCTTGTATTGCGGAGCCCCGTAGTCGTCAAGAAACACATATTCTTTGGACTGAACTGGAATTGTCTTCGGAGTCACATTGTCCGGCAGATATTGGACCTTGCCGTCGATAATCTCGTAAACCTCTCTTGTCTCTTGCGACAAGGGATAAGGTATAGAGTAGTATGCGTAACCTGTTCCAACGTCGTTGACGATAATCGAACCCGAAACTACCTGAACATGCGAAGGCTTTATGAAAGCCGTGTCGTCCGTGATTCTCTTTGGCAAAGTAATACTTTGAAGCTGACCGCCATTTTTCAGGTCATAGCACCAAAGATTCGCACCATCAGCAATCAAAAGAAATGGCCGTTCGCCACCAGTTTCAGCAAATGTCGGATATGAACCGGCCGAGACATAGCCCAGGGCAAACGAGTGCCAACCATAATCGACCCTGTATAAGATGTCGTTTATCACGAAAAAAGCGTCGGGCATATTCTCGTTTGAATCAAGGCCAGTAGAAGCAACAAACGAACCGTGGCAAGCCGCACCGCTCGAATTGTTCAGTCTTTTCTTGAACTTCACACCTGGAATAGACTTCTGGTAAGTTATGCCGGCATTGCTTTCTGAATACATGTTGACGGACAAGGCTGAACCCATCGTGTTTGGAAACTTCGCCTTAGTTTGCCCGCCAATGAGATTGTGAACTACGCTTACTTTTCCCATATTACCACCCGAAACCGTTTCTTCCGTTCATGTAGTCGTCCATATAGGAGCTTTCAAGGGTATTCCACACCATGTTC